AGTTTTTTACATTTTCCAAAAAGGACAATTTTCGGACATGTTCTTTTTCAAATCTCAAAAAACTTTTTGTAAAAAAACTGTTCGATGGGAGCCTTTTTTGGAACCTTTTTTTTAGTGCCTTTTTTTAGACCAGACCATACTTATTTTTTGCCACTTTGGGTTATTAGCATAAATGGTAATAAAAACAAATTTTGTCCAAATTGTAAAAAAAACGAAAAATTCGAAAAAAAGGCACTATTTTCGAAAAAAAGGTTCCAAAAAAGGCTCCCATCGAAAAACACGTGGCTGTTCGATGGGTGCCTTTTTTGGAACCTTTTTTGGAACCTTTTTTGGAACACTTTTTGGAACACTTTTTGGAACACTTTTTTCCAGTAAATTGAACATATTTATTACCATTATTTAAAATTTAAATAATAGTAAATATATTATAATGAGCATCGATGAAGACACTTTGTTAGATGCGCTTGAAAATGACTCTAATTCTTCAATTATAAAATTAACATCTGCAAAAATTAAAGCACATAAAAATGATATATTACAATCACTTCAATTAGATAGAGAGACATTGAAACTGTATCATAAAAAACTAAAACATTATAGATACTGCAGTGAAGTAACCGATTTCCAACCAGGGCAATTTATCCGGTGGATTAATTTAAAAAATCCCGATAATATAAAATTAACCAATGGTGCTTTCTTGGTTGACATTATTTTCGAAAAAGACAAACTACATTTATTATGTAGAAACAGTAGTTTCAAAGTATTCCAAGTAAAATTCGACGAAGTTATTGTATTTCAAAAATTAAGTCAGCAAGAAAATGTTATTTTAACTGTATTGGATTATTTGGAAAAATAAAGTATCTATCTATATATATTAATATATGGACATTGAATATTCAAATGAATTATTAGAAAAAGATGAGAAAATAATAGAACATTATGTATGGTTTGATATGTTTATAATGGTAGTTCTTTGGGTATTCGGCACATTTACAGTAACCAAACTTTCCATGCGTTTATTTGATCCACTAAACACACGACGAACCTTTTTTAATATGTTAATAAATGTCACTGGACAATTGTTTTTTATTTCTGTTTTATTATTTGCTTATAAAGAATATGTATTTGAAGTATTGGTTCAATATCTAAGATTTAGAAAAGATGAAAATATCACCAATGATCTTATACTAACTTCTTCGGCGATTGGAATCACGATTGGCATTAATCTTCCTTCCTTTGTATCCAAAATGAATCAAGTTATACGATTTTAATATATAAACCTTGAATTGCTTATATATTAAATAACATTATATAGTTTATGTTATACAAACGACACCTCACGACTTACACATAATCTTTTAATATAAAATTATATACTTTTATTAGTTCTTGCTTAGAAATTGATTTTGGACCGACTGTATTACAGCAATCAGCAAACTCAATCGCATTTAATCGTCGATACATGTCTTGTGATAATAAAACCGTCTCATTAAATTTAATAAAGTAGTGTGACTGCTCACTTTTATCCACCGAATCTTTGTATATTTTCCCTGCATAAACACCGACCCTTCTAAAAGCAATATCATGGTGTTCTTCTTTTTTAACAAACTTAAAATGCTGCGGTTTCAACTTTTCCGGTTTTTCCCGTAATATATTTTTTTTTACCCATATTTGAAATACACACGGCACATTATATGGTTCGCCATTTACCAGAAACGCATTTGATTCGACATCATCTTGATATTGCAAATGATAATTTAATGGAAATACACTTTGACTGCTAATCTTTTTGAAACTTTTAGGCAGTATAAAAGCAACCGTTTGTGTGTTTTGACAACCGCATATATGTTTTATAAATTTTTTCGCCATAGATGATTGTCGTCCAAAAGGTGGATTTCCTATAAAGTGTAATCGTTTTTGAAACGCATGTAAATCCACATCGAGAAAATTGACTTGTTGAATGCCATCGCCTTCTGGCTGTATATCAAATGCTATCAAACTAAACATATTTAAGGGAGCGGTCCAAACACCGTTACCCGCACTCGGCTCTATTATTAAATCATTATCATCATGAATACATTGTTTAAATTTATCAATGTATTTATTTACTACAACAGGATTTGTATAAAACTTATCAATAGTGTTTCGTTTCATACCGGTTGTTTGTTTTTGGGTATTATTAATGTTATTACTTTTATCACTATTACTATTCTTATTATTATTATTAGGTTCCATGTCTTAGTATAACTTTATATGTTATGTTTAATTATTTCTAAATATATTTTACACTTATCATATCATATCATATCATATCAGTTATAAATTATAAGTTAAGTAAGTGGTAGTCGCAAACAACACACCGCCCCAAATCATATCCATCATTGCCGTCATTAAATCCCATTTCTTAAAAATAACCATATTCGTTAAATCAAACACCGCATAAATAACAAAACCCAGTAAAAACGCATCCACTACACTTTTCTTATCTTTAATAATAAAGTAGTTAATAGCAAATGCCAATACCAAATAACATGCAACAGCCGCATACATATTAAATTTTATAGCGGTTCCTTGTATTGATTTAACCACTTTGTTAAAATGCCCCGTGGTGGATTTTAAATAAATAGAATCCAATGCCAATAATAAAACAGTTGATTTTATATAATTTATCATATAATATCAGCTTAGAATAAATTATGCGTTCAATACGAAATTGTAATATGCTTTGTCTAATATACCTTGACCGGTTTTCTTTCCCGTTTCAATAATATTGTTAAAAATAAGCAACAAGTTTTCCGATAACAATAAAAACAAACCAGCGTTAAAAGCCATTCTTTGGTGAATTGGTTTTATTTTTGCATTTGTTTTGATGTATGGATTAAATATGTAAATCAACACAATACCAATTACAATCTTATAATACGATGTAACATCATCTAAATAGAAACGAGCATCTTGCCATAATCCAGTAAATGCTAAGAAAAATAAAAAATATCCGGAATATGTAAATAATAAAAATAAATATTCTCCTACTTCAAGTGCGTTCATATATAATTATACTATAAATAAATTATAATTATACTATAAATAAATTATAATTATATCATAAATAAATTATAATTATATCATAAATAAATTATAATTATATGTTATTTTCAGTTACCTCGCCAGATGTTTTATTGTATATATCCAAAGTTCTCGCACTGGCGTCTGTCGCATCTACAAAATTCGGCATCCAGTAATAAGGAATGACTTGTTCATTATGGTTATAATGTTGATTAAATATGCGTTTGTAATACATTTTTTCATCGCTGTGCTGTTTTTGTATGGTTTCAAACCACGACTCTTTATCACTACTTACACCGTCACTAAATGCTTCTTTAGTTCTCCATAACACTTCACGCGGCAACAAATTTTTATCATCAAATGTTTTACGCAACAAGTATTTCTCACATACACCTTGAGCATTATGGTCACGCAATTGAACCGGAATCGACAAATAAGTCTGCACAAAGTTTCTATCTAAAAACGGAGTTCTTGCTTCTAACCCATGACTAGAAATAGACCGATCCGAACGCAATACATCAAAATAATGAATGTCTTTTAACAAGCGTTTACATTCATCATCAAAATCCAAACAATTTTTAGCATAGTGAAAATACAAGTATCCACCACACACTTCATCACTTCCGTCTCCATTAAACACCACCCGTGCATTACTATTTTCTTTAATGTATTTAGAAATCAACCAATTGCCTACACTAGCACGCACCGTTGTGGTGTCATAACTTTCAATATCGTGAATCACTTGCGGAATTGCCTCCAAAAACTCCACCTTATCCAATTCAATTGAATGATGCTCTGTATCTAAAAAATCAGCCACCTTTTTAGCATACACCAAGTCATCGCTTCCTTTCATACCAATTGACCATGTATGTATTTTCACACCGGGATGTTGTTCTTTATAATATTTACTGACCAACGCAGTGATTAAACTGCTATCTAATCCACCCGAAAGAAGACAACAAATTTCACGGTCTGTGTTGTCCACCCTTTTTTTAACCGCATCATATAGCGACTTATAAATCATATCATAATATAAACGCATATTATCCGTCTCTGTGTCACTGTCTGTCGTCGGTTGATGGTCTAATAACTCAATATATTGATAATTAACAACGGAAGGAACATCTAAGAATCGCGTTAGTTTATTAAATATAAACACATTAAAACCTTTGTTATAATCAAAACACATGCAATGACCAGGTTGAAATTGTTGTATTTTTTCGGTATCTTTAGTGATTAATTGTTTCATTTCAGAGGCAAACATATGATTTACATAATAAGCATTATTGAATGTATTTGCTGAAAACATAGGACGCACGCCATATAAGTCTCTTGCTACATATAATTTTCCTAGTTTTTCATCAAATAAGACAAACGCAAAAACACCATCTAATAGCCGAAGTGTATATTCAATGCCATATTTTCTATATAAATAAATAATAACTTCGCAGTCGGATTTAGTAGTAGGCACAATATCTAGCATTTTGTAAATCTCTTTCCAGTTATAAATTTCTCCGTTACAAATCAACATACATCCATCGATATTAAAAGGTTGATCGGAAGAAGTGTCATTGTATCCATTTATAGCCAATCGGTGAAATCCAATCGTTAAGTTAACCGATGAATTCCATTTATAAAATAATTTACTATTATCCGGCCCGCGATTGACACCTTTCATAAATAAAGATTGGGTTGTATCTTTGTTGTAACTGTTATTTAAAAAAGCAAATATTCCGCACATGTATGTATTGATATTAAACTATTGTTGTGTTTAATACTTTTAATTAATTAAATTATCATATTAAATTATCATATTAAATTATTATTTTATATTAAATTATATATAATGAGTGATAGTTTAAATAAAAACAAAAATAAAAATGACCCTACCAATGAACCAAAAGAAGTCGATGTAGTTGGTCGACATTATGAATGTAGAGATGTTGATACCAGAAACTTTATAAGTGTTCCAATATCTCAACGAAATATTCCATCATCTACCATGGAAAGTGCTTATTTTACGCACCCTGCATCAACTAGAAAGCGTCTTATGCCAATGGTTGATTGTAGAAAAAAGCCAGCCGAAAATAAAATGAAATATTCTACTTATCACCCATCAAAAACATTTAATCCAGGACAGTCTGCACCATACAATGGATATGCCACGCATGTTGATCATGAATCTATATTGTTTAACCGTTTTGCTCCATTACAACGCGGAGGTCGTCATGCTTTTATTCCTCATTCGCGAAGTGAGTTATATAACGAACATAACTACAATCATAATCAGCAACATATTCCATTTACCTTATTAAATAAAGAAGAGTTATTTAATCCAGTTAATCCTAACAAACATAATTTAGCAAATAATATGTTTGAAAACCACACCAGGCAACAAACAAAAAATTTGTAAATTATAAATAGATGCGAATTATAATGCAATTATAAATGTAAAATATAAATATACAACTATATTAATATTTTATGGATAAAAACATATCATTTGATAACATAAATTCTACCAATCAAATAGACTTGTTATATTTAACAAATATGACGAGTTGCAAAAATAATAACGAAGTTAAGGTTAACATCGTCGATAAAAAAGAGGTGGAATTTTATAAAAAGCGCATATTTCAATTGTGTAAAGATATGTTAAGAAATAAGGAAACAACACCCAATGTAAAAGATTCATTCGACTATTTCTGTGTTAATGCCATTGAATATTTTAAAATGACTGATAAAACAGAGATGATACAAAATGAATACAACACCTTAAATCATGATGCTGATACACATACATCTCTCCCAAATCACAACAATAAACCAAGCGAATTGTCTGAAGATGTCAACGCATTGATGTTTAAAAAGATAGAGAAAAAGGATGATAAATTAGACAAGTTTGTTATTAAAAATGTTGTAAAAAAAAATGAAATGGTTATACCAGAGCAAAAACAGTATAATTTAACTGATGTAAAGTATCAAGAAAAAGGTGTAGAAGTAAAAGCGAAAACAAGCATGGTTGCGATGAATAATAAGAAAAAGAAAAATAAAAGAGACATCAAAAAGAAAATAGCAAAAACAAAGCAACCAAAAACAAAGCAACCAAAAACAAAGCAAAAACGAAATGTAATTGATTTAAATATATAAAATGTATCACCGTGTCAATCAATGTATCAACTCTATGTAGTTAATTAAATAAATAAATTGATGTGATTATAATAACATAAGTTATATACAACACAAATTATATAATTATACATTGTATGCTACTAAAGCAAACCAAATAAACACAACACAACACAA